TTCCCAGACTTGGTGCCCGCAAACTGAATCTGGTCGTTGCGCAGGTGGCGGGCTTCCAGGCTTTCTGCTTCGCTCCAGCGCGCACCGGTTGCCAAGCAGACCCTGGCTACCATCGCTGCGTGGCGGTTCTTGCCCTTTTGCAGCTCAGATAAAAGCTCATGGATCTGGTCTGCTGCCAGGTATGACAGCTCGGACTCCTGTACCTTGAACTGGCGCAGTTCGGCAAGGGGGTTGGGCTTGTTCCACTGCCCGAGTCTTCGCAGCTCGTTGAATACGGAGCGCAGATAGGCGTGTTCACGGTTGACGCTGTTGGGGGCGATGCCGGCCGCGAGCCGCTCGGTGCGATATGCCGTGAAGGTGTTGACCGTGAACCGGTCGGCTATGGGATCACCCATGGCTGCGCAAGCGAGCTTGAGCCGGTTGTAGGTGTCGGTGCCGGCTTTGAGGCTGACCCCATGATGGGTATGCCAAAGGTCAATCAACTCACTGAGCTTGCGTGTGTCTCTTTTCTCAGGTTGCCACTTGGCATCTTGGTTGACCTGGGTCTTTAGCCAAGCCTCCCATGCCTTGGCCTCGGCCTGCGTTTTGAACGTCTTGCGGAAGCGCTTTGATCCACGGCCACCTGGCTGACTATCTGCGAGCCAGCCGGATTCAGTCTTTTTGAGTGCCACGGCGTGTTTTGCGTGCTGGGGGCGAGGCAAATGTGGCGTTGACCGCGTTTTCCGCTTCCGCAATTTCCGTCGGAGAGGGTGTGGCCAAGGGTTGGCGTTCTTCTCCTCGGAGTTCAGGGTGTGCGAATGAGCCGCCGAAGTGTTCCTCTTCCGAGGGATCAACTTGAGCGCTGCTCACAACCTCGCCCATCACCATCCACTCTAGGTACTTGGGCCTGAACTCACGAGCTAGGGCCGCGATCATTTCGACGCTGGGTTGTTGGACCCGGTTGCAGAGGTTCTTCCATTTGCGAGCGCTGATCCCGGTGCGCTCCTCCAGGTAGGGGTACTTGTGAGTTGTTCCCACTGAGTGGTTTACGACCCAGATGACCCGTTCACGGATGTCATTGAAGTCTGTCATGGGTTTTTTGATCCGTTGCTGATTTTATGAATCGTACTTGAATTTGGTACGAATCGATGTCACAATCAAAACGTACCAAAAAATGGTATGTTTTGGAGGTGGCATGACTGTTGATGAACAAGATCGGGTTGGCAATCAAGGCGCTGTAGCAGCAGGGCAGCACGTCTCTTCGCTTTCGCACACTGCGTACAGCCCGTTGATGACACGACAAGCATTTGCTCAGGTCATCGGTTTGCCTGTCGGGGTTCTCGTGGCCCAGGCAGAACGCGGCTACTGGCCTCAAATCACCATCGGTAAACGGGTGTTCATCAATGTCGAGGCTGTCCGTCTTTTGGCTGCCGAGCGCGCCGCGGAGTTCGCGCTATGAACTTCTTTGGCATGAGTGGCGGTGCCCGCCTTCTTTACATCGTGCGTCGTGCACATGAGCTGCATGGCGATGACGCCTACCTCATGGAAGCCCGAAAAATCGCTGCGAAGCTGATCGGTGCGGGATGTGAGGTGGTCGCATGAGTGGCGTCACGTTCACCAGCATGGAAGCGGCGGCGATCGCCAACACGGAGCGCTCCGGCGCCTGCCCGCAGCGCAGCGAGGACAGCCGCCGGGGCGCTTCGCGCCGCGTATCCCCCTCGAGTAACACGGGGATGAACAAATGAAAGTGAGCTACCAGACGGACGAGCGCCTGGTGCTCGAAGGCAAGAAGGTCAAGCTTCTTTGTGCCGAGCGTGCCGCACATGCCGATGCCGGTGTCATCGTGGACTACTTCCGCTGCACCGTGCAGCGCGAAGCCCTGTTTGCCGCCCAGATTCCCAGCAAGGGTGAGCTGATCGTGGATGGTCTGCAGCTCGACGGCGAGATCGTGCAAGACCTGGCGGTGCATTTCGCCAAGCTCCTGGGTTTCTTGCCCGGTGAAGCCCGGCCAGGCCGGGACTACTACGAGCATTCGTACACCATCATCAACGAGCACGGCAAAGAGGTCGCCAGCGTCAGCGGTGGTGGTGTCAGTCAGCGCGGCACCTTCTGCTTCACCGTGAAGGGCGAAGGCTGCACCTTCGGGCAAGCAGGCTGGGAGCAGCGGCTTTATGACTTCTTCCTGCCCTTGCAAGGCAAGGTCACTCGCATCGACCTGGCCCGAGATTTTTTCGACGGCAAGTACGGATTCGATGCGGCCTATGAGGCCTACCAGAACGACGAATTTTCCTACCGTGGGCGCAAGCCATCGTTCGATGATGCCGGTAGCAAAAAAGGCTTTGCCTCGACCTTCTATGTCGGCAAGCGAGACAGCGGAAAGATGTTCCGCGGCTACGACAAAGGCCACCAGTTCAAGCTGCTGGACGATCCCTGGTGGCGTGCCGAAATCGAGCTCCGCAGTGCCAACCGGGTCATCCCTCTGGAAACACTGATCCGCCCGGCATCTTTCTTTGCCGGTGCCTACGGCTTCACTGCTCGCATTCTGGAAAACGTCGAGCCTCTGCGTATTCCCACGCTGCAGAAGGTGGCTGAGGCCAGCGTGGAACGCACAGTCCGCTGGTTCGAGCGCACGGTTGCGCCCTCGCTGGTGCACATCTCCCTGGCCGCTGGTTTCGATTGGCTGATGGACATTGCCGAAGACCAAGCTTACCGCCCGTTGCCGAAGTCCCTGCACGGCCTCTCGCCCGAGGCCATGCGTGCAGGCATTCGTAAATCCCTGCATCGCTTTTCTTCAACGCCTCCCGAACCGGCCGGGTTGGCGGCTGCTTAACGCCGGAATCAAGGAAACACCATGAAGTTCACATCCCGCATCACCGTGCAAGGCATCAAGGGCAGCAAGGGGCAGCTGGAAAGCGGCCAGTCCTACGACAGCACCAAGATCTACGTGCAGACCGCGCTGGACGATAGCAAAGGCATGGGCAAAGGCTTTGCCACCGCCGAATACAACTTCGGCACCAGCGACGAATACCACAAGTACAAGCACCTGCCGTTTCCCATCGACTGCGAAGCCGAGCTGGAAATCGTCACCAACGGCAAGACGCAAAAGACCCAGATCGTCAGCTTGCGCCCGCTGGAAATGACCAAGCCAGCCAAGGGAGCCTGACATGGACTGCCGCCCTTGCTGGTATGTCCAGTCCATTGATGACGGTGCCTTTCTTGCGCCGGATGGCGAGGGCGGTGTCGTGACCCAGAGCCTGCTGGTGAACGCGGTGCCCTTTGAAACCCGTGAAGCAGCTGTGCATGCCGCTGTCGATCATTTCGATGGCCGTGCCTCGCTGATCCAGCTTTATCAACCGCTGAGCTGCGAAGAGTTTGTGCAGTGAGCCAAGTCTACGTCCTCTATTGCGAAACGTCGCACGGCATCGCGGCGGGCACCACGCCCAGCCAATGCCCGGATGCCTATCGCAAAGAGGTGGCCATCGATCTGCAAGCGCTCCAGCAGCTCGGCAGTGCGATTCCCCAACTCAACCCCGGCGACGTGGCCCAAGCCTTCGGCATGGGCTTCGGTGTCGTCGTGCTGTTCTTCCTGGTCGGCCGGGGAGTCGGCGAAGTTTTGCGGCTCATCCGTCATGGATGAAGCTCACCGTCGAGCGGGCGGTTCCCGCTCAAACCAACCCAAGAGAGGACTTCATATGAAGAAGCAATTCAACCCCAAGACCGCCATTGCAGCGGCAGTAACGACCGCCCTGGTGCTCGCCAGTGGTGCAGCTGCCGCAGAAGGCACTGGTATCGACCTGACGCCCATCACGGGCGCTTTCAAGGCCTCGGATGTGGTCACCGCTGTGTTGGCTGTGGCCGGTGTGCTGGCGGCCATCTACGCGACCATGACGGCCGCCAAGATGGCGCTGCGTTGGATTCGTGGCGGCTAAGCCCGCGATCTAAAGCGATTCGGGCGGGCCTGATCACCCCGCTTGAATTGGTCCCTCACATGACATCACTTTGGTATCTGTTTATTTTTGCCTGGGGCATCGTCTGTGCCTGGGCACTTATCAAGGGCCTAGAATGACGATCTTCAAGCGCTGGCTCCTTCTTAAAATCTGTGTACTGCTTGCCATGCCCATGTATGCATGGCCGCAGGCCCTGCCCAAGCCACAACCAGAGAATGTCAATCGCGCCATCTCCGGCACTATGGGTAACGTCATGGCGAATCGTGGGTTTGCAGCCAACGATCCAAGAGTCGCCAACACCATCGCACGAATGTCTCCAGCCCTGCAGGGCATCGCGGGCAGTGCGGCCGTCATTACCGTTGGCACTGTCACCGCTCCAGGCTGGATCTCTGGTGCAGTGGCGATCGGTATCGGTGCTGTCATCTCATATGCTGTTGGAGTGGCCGTCAACGCGGTGGTGAACTGGCTGTTTCGCTCGGATGGGAAAATCGACCAGTCCGGGCTGGAATCAGAGAAAGACCCATCTGGTGGCATCTCTCCCGGTGTGCCCGCGTGGCGTTCGAAGCAGTGGGTTACGCGCTCCACCACCGAATTCATCTGGGGCGGCGACGGCTTTGCGGTTGCGCGTGAAGCCGAGGCCAGCTATCGCGCGGTCAACGGACTTACACCGAACACGCCTGCATGCACGCTTGCTGCTGGTGGGCAATCCGCCATCTGCGGCAACTCCATCGCCACACTCAACCCTGAAGGGCCTCCAGGGGCATGTCCAAAGGGTACGTTCTGGGTGGCTGGCAACTGCTCCCCCTACGGATTTCTTGCCCCAGCTGGGGTGCCTACCGTTATCGGCCAAACACCACAGCAGGCGGTCAATGCGCTTCCTAGCGGGGAGCTGGGCAAGGATTTGAATCCCCGGATCATTGCCGCTCTGGCAGATCGTGCATGGCAGTCTGCGGCCAGCCAGCCCGGCTATGACGGCGTACCGTATCCAGTGTCAAAGCCGGTGACCGAAGCCGATGTGCAACCCTGGGTGAACGCCAATCCAGAGATCGCACCGAAGGTTCAGGACTTCGTCACCCCCAACCCGGTATCACCCACGAATCCCAACCCTTGGGCGATCCCTTTGGACTCCAAAGCACCCGTAATCAAGCCTGTTGTGCCCAACACCGGCACCACCAACCCTGCAGCCGCAAACCCCGAGGCGAATCTGGGCCCAGATCCTGGTATTGGTGCTCCCACTCTCGAAGCTATCCCCACGGCCCAGCAGATCGCCAATCCCATCCTGCAGCTCGCACCCGACCTTCGAGGGTTCCAGGCCAGCGGCCAAGCTGGTGTCTGTCCACGACCCACCATCGATCTATACGGCACCCATGTGCTGGATGCACATTGCAAGCTGATCGAAGACAACAAACAGGTGCTGCAGCTCGCAATGGCCTTTGCCTGGGCCGCGATGGCCTTGTTCATCGTGCTGTCGGCGTGAGGGAGTGAACCATGTTTGGCATCCTGCTTTCCGCCCTGAATTCCATTCTGGCCTGGGTATTTCGTTCGCTGCTGGTCAAGTTCGCGCTGTTCTTCGCGCTGTACTTCATCACCAGCGAGTTCGTGGGCTTCATCGCCGCCTTGCTGCCCAATGCCAGCTCTATCAACAGCACGTTGTCTGGCATCACGGCGGGCACTTGGTTCTTTCTCGATGCATTCCAGCTGCCCATGGGCATCTCGGCCCTGGTGTCGGCCTACGCCACACGCTTCATCATCCGTCGCATGCCGGTGATTGGATAAGCCATGCCCATCAACACCTACAGCGGCCTGATGGGCTCGGGAAAATCCTATGAATGCGTGTCCTCGGTGATCGTCCCTGCCGTCAAAGCAGGGCGTCGCGTGGTCACCAATGTGGATGGCATCGACGGCGATGCGATTCGGGCCTACTGCCAAGACAAATTCAGCGTGCCTATGGAACAGCTTGGCGAGGTCGTGCATTGCACCAATGACGATGTGCCCAAGGCCAGCTTTTTGCCGCATGGCCAGGACGTGGATACCTTCTGCCAGCCTGGCGACATCATCTGCATTGACGAGGCTTGGCGCTTCTGGGGCACCGACTGCAAGCTACTGCCCGAGCATAAGGTGTTCTTCCGCGAGCATCGGCACTTTGTGCATCCCGATACCAAGGTCTGCTGTGACCTGGTGTTGATGGTGCAGGACATCACCGACCTGCACCGCACATTGCGCGTGGTAGTCGAGGTCACATTTCGCACCACCAAGATCAAGACATTGGGCTGGCAAAAGACCTACCGCGTCGAGATGTGGGAAGGCTACAAGCTCACGGCCAAAGGGCGGGTGTCGGTCGAGAACAAGCGCTACGACACCGAGATATTTCCGCTGTACAGCAGCTACACCGGAGGCACGGGTAAAGAGCTGCAGGTGGACAGCCGTCAGAACGTGCTGCGCAATCCCAAGCTGTGGTTGCTGGCCGTGGGCGTGGTAGTGCTGTTCGGCTGGGGCGTTTACACCATCCTGGGATTTTTCAATGGCACGCGGGCCAAGGCGGGAGATGGAAAAAGCGAACCCGGCAAGACAGTTTCAGCGCTTCCGCAGGCTGCTCCGGGCAGCATTCCCAAGACAAATTCAGCGCAACCAGATGGCCCCCAAGTTTCCAGCACCTGGCGCCTGGTTGGCACATTCCAGGCCCAGGGCAAGCACTTCGTGGTTATCGAAAGCCAAGGCGGGCGCATTCGCCTAGAGCATCCATCGGCCTTCGTGAACACCGGCGCGGTGATGGTCGGCGAGGTAGACGGGCAGAGAGTGACAGCTTGGAGCGGTAGCGCTCCTTCAAGTCGAAGGGGGCAGGAATGATTGGCGACAAACTGAGCCTGGCCAGGTTGGTGAGCTGTCACCATTCAGGGGGCGTTAGTAGTAATAGTAGTAGTGCCATTACTACTATTACTACGCGAGGTCTGCAGGGTGCAGCAAAGCGCATGCATCAATACCTTGCGGCTGCGTGTTTGGCGGCAGTGCTGACCCAGGTGGCACAGGCTGCGCCTATGGCTGCCAGCTTCGATCTGCAGGGCGCGAATGTGTCCGAGGTGCTGCAGCTGCTCTATGGCGAGGTCATGAGCACGCCCTATGTGCTTGATCCCGAGGTGCTGGGCGACACCCGATTGGTGTCCTTCCGCTACAAGCACGGGCAAGGTGATCTGCAGACCTTTGTGAGTGGTTTTCTGGAAAGTCTGGGCTACACCGCGGAGCGCAAGGGCGGCGTGGACTTTGTGCGCAAGCGCAAGGCGGAAGAAGCACCACCACCGGAAACACGGCTGCACCTCTACCGTCCTCAGTACCGTGACGTGGCCTATCTGGCGCGCGTGCTGGCCCCGCTGTTCAAAGGTGCGTTCTCGGTCAATCGCAGTATTCGTGCTTCGGGCCAGTCCATGCCGGAGGGGAATGTGCCCAGCGGCTCGGCCGCCGCGCTGATCGACCAGGATGCCGACGTGCTGCTGTTCTCGGGCACTCAGCCCGAGATAGACAAGTTGCAGGAACTGTTGCCCCAGATCGATGTGGCAACTGGCGAGGTGCTGGTGCGCGGTGTGTTCTACGAGGTCAGTCGCACCGACAAAACTGGCTCGGCTTTTGGGCTTCTGGCAAACCTCTTGGGCGGCAAACTCAATCTGGGTATCGGTTCGGCCGTGGGCAATCTTGGCAACTTCATTCAGCTCAAGAACACCGCGCTCGATGCCGTGTACTCCATGCTGGAGACGGATAGCCGTTTCAAGGTGATTTCATCGCCATCCTTGCGCATCCAGTCTGGCGCGCGTGGTGTGTTCTCGGTCGGCCAGGACGTGCCGGTGCTGGGTGCGCTGTCGTTCCCGCAAGGTGCTGGCCAGGCCGTGCAATCGGTCGAATACCGCAGCTCAGGCGTGATCTTCGACATCAGGCCCACGGTGCGCGATGCAGTGATCGAAATGGCGATCAGTCAGCAACTTTCGGATTTCATCAAGACCACTACCGGCGTGAACAACAGCCCGACGCTGACCAAGCGAGAACTGAAGACCACGGTAGGCCTGCAGGATGGCGATGTGATCGTCTTGGGAGGCTTGGCAGAAGACAAGACCTTCAGCAGCCGCGATGGGCTTTCGTTTTTGCCCAGCTTCTTGCACACCAGAGGTCATGAGTCCACCGGTGCCGAGGTCTTGCTTGTGCTGCAGGCGCAGCGTGTGAAGTAGCCGGCTAGGTAGGGAATTTGGTCATGACCAAATAAGACAGATTCAGCGTGCCGGTTTCAAGAATCCGGGAAGGTCGATTTCACCGGCTATGAACCTGGCGGCTTGCTGCTCGCAGGCCTCGGATAGTTTGAATCCTTCCAGGCCCACGGAAGCACGTGCATGCTTGACTGCATTCTGGCGCTTGCGGCACTGCTCGGTATCGGTTGAGTTCATGTCAATCATTGTTTGATCCTCATCCTTCATTGCGTCAAGGTTCTGACGTTTGTTGTGCTGTTCCGCATCGGTGATGGGCGTATCTGTGGTCAATTATTGGATCAGCATCCGCATGCAATAGCTACTGATTTGTGAGGTTGTATCGCGTAATTCCTGTCATTGGCTCGGTCTTGTGGAGCCTGTGAAGCTCTCCGCTCAGAGTCATGCAAGCGGTTCTTACGTCTCGGAATTTGGTTATGGCTAGGGCTGCAGGGACTTAGGCCGGAACAGCCTTGGCTGTGTGGCACGGCTAGCCAAAACGTAGGTTATAGTTGATGTTACAAATCTGTGCAAATTTCAACTATTAGCTATTTTTGTGTTGTATAGCTCGAAATTTGCGGTTCATGGCTAAATTTTGTGCCGTGGCTTCATGTCTGTTGATTTGTGTAAGTTTTGTGCCGGGGGATCGTCGCTGAATCTTCGCTTCATCGATTTATATCGCAGAAGTTAGATATTAATTTGGTATTGAACCAAATCTGCATTGCGATAAAGCATCATAAATATTGACCTAAGGAGTAGAGAATGTTGTTGTTAAGCACGGAGACATTGCCTGAAAATTGCGTAATTAAGGAGATGTACTCTTTGGTTCAGGTTACTCGCGCTATTGAAGTTTCCGATAAAGGTTTAATTCGCGGTATTCTTGAGCGCAAGCGTAATGAATATCAAGAAGCACTAGAACAGCTGACCTTATGCGCGCCATCTGATGCAAATGCGATCATAGGTGTAAAAGTAACATCAAGTACGCAGAATTTTAGCAATGGCACATATCTCTACCTTACCTATATTGGAACGCCTATTTTATATCAGGCTAAATAATAAAATTCAAGCCTAGCCTAGAATCATGGTCAGCGTGTTTTCGCCGGAAAATTTTGCTTGAAGCCAGTTTTCTCAGAATTCCATGCGTATCTAGGTCGAATCCATCTGCGGATGTTGAATTCATTGAATCGATTGAAGATGGCTGCACAAATGTGCAGTTTATTGAATCGGTATTTGAATTTTATGAACATATAGCTAAATACATTTTTTATCAGTCTGCTGACGTAAAAAAGTCCTCGAAGGTGAAAATTGAGCACTCCTTTTAGACGAGAATTGGAAGAGATATATAAGCGGTATGGGTTTGAAACCGCGAAGTTATATGACACAGAAAACGTTGTTGTATTTACTCTGAAGACGGGCTATTTTGACAACGCGGATATAGTTCCGCTTAGTGAAGATGCTCAAACAGAAAAGGCATTTAAGGACTTTTCTACCGCTGGTTTTGCGTGCACAGTTCGATCATATCTTACGGCGAAACAAACCGAGTATGAGCTATTCAAAGGCTTCTTCTCCGTATCATCCATACTAGATCGTCTGAAGAGAGATTACTCACAATTCACCAATGGTATCGTTCGCCCATTCGCGGATGATGCCAAGTACACGTATATAAATGCACCGTACAGCGTCAATGGAAAAATAGGCGAGCTCTCTCCCGCTGATGAAGTTGTTTCGCGTCTTGGTGCGAACAAACCAATGCTATTCCTGATTGAGGCTGCAGCAGGATTTGGAAAGACATGTACAGCATATGAAATTGTCCGTTTATTAATAGACAACGCCGGTTATTTGCCACTGTTTTCAGAACTCTCTCGCAACAGAAAGGCTCCGATTTTTAGATATGTTTTGCTTGACGAGATAGACAGGAAGTTCCCAACACTGAGTTCTCGGCTGGTTCAAAATGAAATGGTCAACGGTCGCATTGTGACTATTCTTGATGGTTTCGATGAACTACTGCGTAAAGCAGACGATACCGATGAGTTTGATAAGCATGAGCCCATGCTAGAGACAATAGGTCAATTCCTAACTGGCAACGCAAAAATCGTTCTGACAACGCGACGTACAGTATTGTTTGAAGGAGATGCATTCCATACCTGGGCTGCAAATAATGCAGATAACTTTGAACTAGTACGCATAAAAATTGGAGAGCCATCTATTTCAGACTGGTTATCCGAAGAACGCCTTAATGCCATAAATGCTACTGCAATTAATATAAAAGGTGGTTTATCAAACCCAGTTTTGCTTTCATATCTGAGATGCATTCCCAGAGAAAAATTTGACGCTGTAGTTCAGTCACCGCAAGATCTTGTTGAGAAATATTTTAGCTTCTTGCTCGAGCGTGAGCAGACTCGCCAAGATCTGAAGATGAGTGTTGGTACTCAGAAATCGATACTGGCCATGATTGCAGGGGACATGATCTCCCAAGGTTATACCTCGGAGCAGCGTGACTACATCGTCGACTTGGTACAACGGTCCTGTCTTCAAGAGCTTGAAGCGTCTCTAGCGTTGTACCCCGCTGCAGAGCGCCCTGATAGGGAGTTCCTGGCGAATAAAATTGCCAGCCATGCACTGCTTGACAGAAGCAGCAAGGAAGAGAGCAAAATTGGCTTCATAAACGAATTTGTTCTAGGCTACTTTGTCTCAACCAATATCTTGCGCCACCCGGATTGGCTAAATGATGATATAAGATTTCTTGAGCCGGCAGTGACCTCTTATGGACCTCGATCCAATGATGAAAAGGCCATGCTTTTGGATCGAATTCGAAATTCACTCGAATTCACTTCAGTCTCTTATCGAATAGATTTTACAGCTAAGTTGAGTGGTGGAGTGGATTTCCTGCTTTCATCTGACGAAGCTGAAGGGCTAGATTTGGCAAATGTTAGCTTAGGAACCTTGCCAATTAGCGATTTTCAATTTAATGATTGCACTTTCAGAAACTGTCAGTTTTTGTTGTCAACAATGGCAAATGTAACATTTTTGAATTGTAAATTCTACGGATCTAATACTGCGGTTGGTATATCAGATGGAAAAATTTATCTATTGGGAGAATCCGGGGATACAGTCTTTCTTCGCGATGCGATCCAGAGCAACGTGGCAGAGCCAGAGCAGCTGGAAGATTATTCGCAGTTGACTGAGCGGCATGTTCTTGAGAAATTTTGGCCTATCGGACGAGAGAAACTAATGCACAAACATCGGCCAATCTCTGGAATTTGTACAGCAAGCGGAGAGTACAAACCTAATGAAATGTTTGAGGCAGTAGTTCGCCTCAAGAAGGCTGGACTTCTTCTTCAGCCTAATCACGCATCTTTTGTTGAGTTGAATTTTGAGCGCTTACCAGAGATTCGGCAAATTCTCGGGAGGCAATGATGCAGAGTAATTTTAGATATATTGCCGAAGAGCTTCGTCGCCAAGTTGAGGACTCTATTTTTAGCATAGGCCTTCTTGCCAGGGTCTTTGCTAGAGGAAAAGATCATGAGTCGCTGAGTGAAAAACTGCAGCGAGACGCAGGCAAATACAGTATTGGTGGAAAGCTCATTCAGGACGCTATTGGAATTAGAGTTGCTCTTTATTTTCCTGAGGATATTCCACTTGTAAAGTCAATCCTTGAATCCAAGTATCGTCTTGATCTATCGTCATCGGCTATAGATGTGCCAGATCGAGATCAGTTCTCTGTGACACGATACAACCTGGTTTTCAGGCTTCCTGAAGACCTCGTAGGAAACTTCCAACGCGTGGCTGCAGGTGAAGCACTTGATACTTGTTTCGAGGTGCAATTACGAAGTATTCTCTCCGAGGGTTGGCACGAAGTTGAGCATGACCTCCGTTATAAGGCTAAGGAGAGTTGGCGGGAGCATGATGATTTGAGTAGGGCTCTGAATGGTGTCGTTGCGACATTAGAGACCTCAGAATGGAGTATGGGCAGAATATTTGATGAACTTGCATATCGACACTACAAGCAAAAAAATTGGTCTGCAATGCTCCCGAGTCTGATAAAGATTCGGATGCGAGGTCAGATACCTGATGAGTTAGCTCAGGTGCTGGATTCAGATACCGCTGCAGCGAAAGATCTTGTTCGCGTCGATCGGTCTAGGCTTATTAAGTGCATGTTCGCTGCTCGTCCGCGCATTCCCATGACTATGGAGAACTTGATCTACTTTTGGAACGCCATTGGCCCACAACACGCTTCATTAACTGCGCTTACGCCGGCACTAGTATCTGAGTCGGCAAGCTCAATATCTAGATAATGGTGAAGCCTGATGTGCGTTGCTACGTATATCAGGCTGGTTGGCCCCTGGGGGGAGGGCTTAAGCGTTGAACGCTAGATTTTCACGAAAAAATCCAGCAACATCTTTGACCGCGATGGGTGGGCATCTGCTCGCTGCGAGCAATCACTGCGCTTTGGGGTTACGGGAAGGCTTCCCCATGTATGTGTTTTGTCGCGCGACGTGCCCAGCGCTTAGGGCGTAGCATCACTAGCGCGCCAGTCGTTGCAATGGCCTTGGCGGTTGAGGAGTCAATGTCGCCTCGCTGCGGTAGTGATCGCACAAAAATTCGCCGCGTAGCTTGTTTCACGCAGGGCAAGGCGTTTGCTGCGCGCCCTGTAAGACAGGCTCGCCGCAGGCGCTCTGCAGGCAAACTACCAGTGTCAACAAACTGTCGACGGAACAGCGGGATAATGCATGCCTACTGCTGCTGTAGTTCATGCAAACCATTGTTTTTTTGGATATAGCAGCCTAATGCAGGCTTATGGCGCGGACTTTTAATCCGTTGGTCACGAGTTCGAATCTCGTAGGACCCACCAAAGATAACAAGCCCCTGTAGCAATACAGGGGCTTTTTTCTTGCTATCGTTTTCATACTCCAGCCGCTTTTACGCGGCTTTCTTTTTGCTTGTTGTGCGGGGTTTTTTGCCAACCAACGCAACAGCGCTTTGCAGCGTCTTTGTAGCAAGGTGACTGTAGCGCTTTGTGCTGACCGCCGACTTGTGACCCAATACCCCGCCAACAGTGTAGAGATCAACCCCTGCATTGATCATTTCGCTTGCCGTGCTGTGCCTTAGATCGTGCAGTCTTGCATGCCCGAATCCAGCAGCCCGGGCGCCAGCCTTGAATGCTTTGCTCACGGTCCACTTTGTGGGGCGGACTGGCCACAGCACGGGGTTGCGTACGATGTGGGCGATCCTGGGGTGTATGGGTACAGCGCGTGGCATCCCGTTCTTTGTGTGCTGTCCATCCAACTCGAATACGTCACTGCCGCGGTGGGCCTGGGCCAGCCCGACCTCCGCCGCCCGCATGCCGCTGTAGAAGGCGATGCGGATTGCAGCGCGCGCACCTCCTGGCGAGATCTTGCGGCAGATTTTGAGGAACTCCAGACGACCCAGGTAAACGTGCCGCTCGTTTCGCACCTTTGGCATGCTGACGCGGTCAGCTGGATTGCTGTCGCCCAGTCCATGGTGCTTCCATGCGTAGCGGCAAGCTGCCCGGAGATAGGAAAGGCGATTGCGCACCGTGGCAGCAGCCATAGGCTTTTTGTTTTCGTCCACTGGCTTGTAGCTGAGCGCAATAGCTGGCAGGGCCGAAAACGGTTTGCCGGCATAGGCGCTGTAGCAGGCCTTGAGCTCGCGCACGATGTTCTCAAAGCTTTTGAGTGCTGGAGCATGGTGCTTGAGATACAGCAGCACGGCGTCTTCAATCAATGGCTCTGGCTTGCTGACACCAGTCGCAATCGAGTGGAGCCGTTTGGTTTCCTCGAGGTCGAATTTTTGGGCCTCGGCTTTTGTGTGGCCTTTTGGAAGAAGGCGGCTAGCCCGCTGCCGCTGGCCCGCAATAACCTGGTCGAACTCAAAGCGCCAACGCTGGTTACGGGAGTCGAAACGGATCGGCATGATTTTTGTATTCCTCAATGTCTGATTGCTCAAATCGCACTGAGCTGCCAAAGCGGTAGCAGTTCAGGCGCCCGGATTTTGCGAGCTCGTAGACGGTGCGCTCGCTGAGCCCGAGTTGCGCGGCAACGGTTTTTGCATCAATCATCTGGCTTTCTCAAAAAGAAACCCCGCTCAAAGGCGGGGCTGGTTGTCATCTGCTGGCTCGCGCCATCTGTCGCGCTTGTCGCCGCGCTGGCGGGATCGGCGGCTCATGTGTCGGGGCCCCTCTTCAGGCAGTGCCCAGAGCATCCACGCGACATGCACTCAGGCTGCTGGCAGTCTTTGTGTTGCACTGTGATTGGGCCTCCAGCTCTGCAATGCGTTCTGCCATGCGTTCGTTCTGCGCCATTCGCGTGACGCGCTCTGCCCCCAGCTCCTGCACGCGGGCATGCAGGCGGCGGAGCTCTGAGGCTGCTCTGAAGCGGTGCTGGGCTGCGATATTCCCAGCCTCAAGTGTGTCTGCCAGGCGAAGCACGTAGGGTTGAATTTCCCGGCCTCGCGCGGCGTCGATCAGCGGGTTGTCGGGTTGCTGTGCTTGGGTCACGTCTTATTCCTTTCAATCAGTTCGGCCGACTTCTTCATCGCCAGATCAATGCTGAAGCCATCCACATAGCGAGTCATGCCACGAAATATGAGGATGTATTCCCGAAGCTCTTGCATCAACCGCATGGCTTCGGCCAGCTCGCTGTTCGCGTCCTTCTGGAGCAGGCGCGGCTGACATTTCTGGAGGCAGCGCCCCTCTTCAAAGCACGCTCCACTCGCTACCCAGCATTCGTAATGAGGGATGAACACGCGCTTTCCGCTCATTGCTGCCGGCCCTGCAGCGCTAGATATCGGCGCTTGATGGTTATCGCGCGCCGCATTCAAGTCGCCGAATGAGACTTTGTGCTTGTAGTAGTCGCGCAATTCGGTTAACCCCATGTTGGGGAAGTGCTCCAGCATCGTTGTTGCATACCGCCCAAAGTCTTCCGACTCCCTCTTTGCTTTTGCAATTATTGTTTTCGGCAGCATTGCTCCCCCTCCTGCGCCTGGGCGCGCTGTGCGACATCCTTCAGCTTGACGTCTGCGCTGTCCATTCGCTTCAATGCCTTCTGTGACTCAGCTTGAGCTATCGATATAGCTCGCTTGATCGCCGCGTTGTGGTGCTTGCTGCTCGGCGCAGAGCTGCCTTCCAACAACTCAATGACCGAGCCCCAGGCGTACAGATCGGCCATTGCGCGCTGGCTCTCCCGCAATGTTTCGTGAAACTTTGACGAATCCATCACTCCCCCTTCTGCGCTGCTGCTCGCTGTGCCCGGTAATACTTGCCCTGAGCCTTTTTCTTCGCCGCTTCGCGGCTTGTGGCTGCTATCTGCCAGACGTTGCACTCGGCATAGTCCGGGTCGTTCGGCTTCCCGCCCGTTGACCAGAGTCCGCTTGGAAACCGGGCGACAGTCCAAAGTTGCTCGCGCATCACTCCCCCTTATCAGCCCGGGCTGCGATAGCGGCGTCGATGGCATCGTCCAGGTCATCGCCATTGAGAACCACGTTGTTGGGCGTCATCCCCGCGAAAACTCCGCCTTTGCTCAGGGTGTCCAGGTCGCGCTCGCGAAGCCAGCGGTAGCGCATCGCATCCAGCACATCCGCTGCTGGTGCTGCAGCCGAAAGGTCGCCAGTCGTATAGCGGCGCAGCTCGGCCAGCGTTTTTGTGCCATCGCGCTTTTTGTCGATTGCCGAGCATGCTGCGGAAAGAAGCATGCGCGGCACCAGGACATGATCCTCATCGCCAAATATCGCCGGCGAGGCTACCGTCCCCGCAGGCGCAGATCCGGCCAGCAGGGCGCGGGCATTCCACTGCTCAGGCGTGGCTGTAGCTTCGCATCCTTCGCACTCGACGTAATACCAAGCTGCGCCGGTATTGGTCGTTCCTTCCGATTGCGAGACTTGATCGCTGCCGCAGAATGGGCACGGCAAATAACTGGCGGCAGTCCCGCAGGCTCTGCAATCTGGTGCAGGCAGGGCTTGCGAGCTGCTTCCCAGGCAGCGACCCAGCCCAGGCGCTCATTGCTCATTCCGGGCGTATCCCATTCGAGCGCGTAGTACAACTCAAAGGCGTGGATGCATTCGTCGGTTGGTTTTTTCATGTGTGCTCCGTGGTCAGGCCTGGGCCAGACGAAAAAAGCCCGCGTTTGCGGGCCTTGGTTGTTGGTGGTGTGATTCAGGCCGGGCGGCCGGTGGTGCTGATGGTCTTGAAGTCGATGACCCAGACCCAGGGGGTTGCGGCCCAGTCGCCGCCGGTGGATTCCCACAAATGACGGAAACGCTTCACGTATGTGTCGCACTCCAAGCAGTCCACATCGAAAATCACGCCGCCGCCTGAACCCAGCGCGTTGTGCAGACGAGTGCCGCCGCACTTTGGACACAGCTTCCAGTCTTGCTCGTGGCGCTCCACTTCCAGACGTTCGCAACCCTCTGCCTTTGCATCCGCTTCGCTGATGTCCTGCAGGCGCTCCACGCGCACGCCGCTGACTTCCAGCCAGATGCGGGCGGCATGCTTGGGCATGTGAATGGCGGGCGTGTACTTCACGCCGGCAGCCTTGTCGCTTCCGTCCTGATAGTCGGCTGCAAACACCAGCTCTTCGCTGCCGCATACCGTGGGCACGCGGGCGAACGTCTCGCGCACATAGATGCGGTCGCCAACAAGGCCAAAGGGGCTGACAATTTCTGCGTTGTATTCTGGGATTTCCCAAACACCAGTGCCGCATGTTGGCTGTCCTTGCCACTCTAGGTATTGCCGGCCATCTGGGCGCGCCTCGCACCATTGATCGCCAATCGATTGATCTTTGACTGCACGCCTGGTCTGCGTTTTCTGACCCGCGAGGATGGCGCGCACC